TATTACTTTTCCACTATCATATAATTCGTTTATATAGTTATGGTGTGCAGGGTCTCTATTTTTAACTTCTTTTGTTTCTATAAAATAATTTTTAAAACTAGGTTGAGTTTTTATAAAAGTCATATTCGGTAAATTTTTTAATGAATTGCCATTAAAATAATTATAATCAATATAATAAACACAACTTTTTGGTGTGTAATTTTTTATAAAATAATCAAAGATTTTAGATGCACCACCAACTATTGTATAACCTAGTTCGGTGGCACCTCTTATTACTTCCCATTCATATTTACCTCTACCAAAATAGGCATTACCCATTATATAACTCATTATAATTTGGTTATTGTACTCTAAACAAATAGCAAATTTTCCACCCCTAAATCCTTGAATATTATTTCTATTAAAAAATTCTTTCATCTCTCTTGATTCTTTTAATATAACCTTACAATTTCTTGCATATAGTCTATGTTCATTTATTCCAAGAGCATTCTTAATTATGTTTTCTAGTATTGGTCTCTGTCTCTCATTCTCCCACTCATACTCAAATATGTGAATTAGTCTAATACCATTTTCTTCACACATTCTTGATTTATCATAATGGTATGTTCTTGATTTATATATATCTGAGTGCCAATATGAGCCATTACATTCTATTGCTAAATTCTTATCTGGTATGTATATATCTAATTCCATTGGGTATATAACTTTTCTATTATTATTCTCTATTGTGCCTTGATAAATAGATGTAATAAATTCCCTTACAGATTTCTCAAAACTAGAATTAAATACATTCATAGGAATATCATAGCAATTATATTTAATATAGTATTTAGAAAATGTACTTTGACTTATTTGTAATTTTTCAATTACATTGTAACTAGTTCTATCTTCATAAGGTATATCTAGTAAATAATTCCTAAATTTATCTACATCTTTTAAAATTTCTATTGTAGATGTAGGTAAATGAGAATAATCAAAATTGTCTATGTTATATCTGCTTTTATAAAATTGTTTCCTTTTATCTGGATTATTATAAAATTCTTCTCCATATCTTTCTAGTTTTGTTTTTCTGATTTTAAATTGTATATCTTCTTTCTCTTTTTCTGATTTTTTATTCCAAGTATTTTTTATTTTTACTGCATTAGTATAAGTTTCATTGCCATACCTTTCTAATTTGGTAGCTTTAATTTTATCTATGTTATTGGTATTGCCATACACATTAAATTTTGTCTGAATTGCTTGATTTATTTGTTTGGGAGTAACTACTGCTCCATATCTTTCTATTTTAGTCTGTTTCATTTTCTCTGGATTTGTATATGTCTCATTGCCATACTTTTCTAGTTTTGTCTGTTTTATCTGGGCTATACTATCTGGGTTATGAGAATTATGTGTGTAACCAGTTTTACTAAAATAGGTATTTCTTGCCTTTTCTATCATATTAGCTTTTACATTATCATCTTCATATTTCTCTGATAATATACTAGATAATAATTTATTTCTATTTATTCTGTTTTCTTCTTTTAAATTATCAGGTCTTGTTAAATTTAGTTTATCTATTCGGCTAGTTACAAAATCAACTGTTGTGTTTAATTCATTTGCAATATCTATATAATTCATTGATGTGGTTTCATATAACAGTTTTAGTTTATCTAAATCTACCTTACTATTTTCAATTTCCCACTTATCTTTGCCTGTACCTTTACAACTGCATTTGTGTGAACAATATACATAGTTGTGTGCAAAGTAATATTGACGTTTCTTTTTATTTATCTCACCATCTAATGATACATCTGTGTTGCATATTCTACATTTTACAATATGCTTATCATTACAAATGTTCTTATTATGAGTTTTAGTTTCAAACTCTTTCCCACACAATTTACACTTCTTTAACATAGAAATACCTCCAAAACTATTGTATCATAATTTTGAAGGTATTACAACTTCTTTTTAGTGTCTAATTAAAGTTCAGCATCATCAAGATTAGTAACCTCTGAGAATGCAACCTTACTGTTAGAGCTAACTTCATATCTTGTGTGGTCATAAGCATATTTTTGAGGTACTCCAATATAATCACTAATTTGAATACCATCTATGGTTTGAATTATATCTGATGCAACTAATTGCACACCACAACCAGCGGGTCTTACTACTTCAATTAAATCTCTTACTTTTGATAAGTTACTTGGAAAATAAATGTAAATATATAGCTTTTTATCTTTTTTCTGGTAGTCTAATCTAAACATTGACAATGCTTCAACTTTATCAATTTCTCCAAGAGCATTTACAGATAAAGCAGTAGCTAATGAAATTCCAAGCTCTGAACCTCTATTTCTAATCATTTCTGGATAATGTTTTATGATAAGTCTATTTGTATCATAGCTTTCACTATAATCATATTTATAACCAACATAACTTGCTAATAATGGCAGTAATGAATCTGGGCAAGTATCAAAATCAATTAAACTAGTCCAGTAATCAGCATTAGTTTTATAATTATTTATCAATAAATCTAGTATTTTGCATAGTGCTTGCATATCTCTACTTTGTCTTAACACATTAGGAATTAAATCCTTTGTTTCAATAATACCTGTTGACATATCTAATTCTCTCCTTTCGAGTTCTAATAATATTTTACACATAAAAGAAAATAGACCACTAAGGTCTATTTTTGAATTTTATTTATGATTTTTATAATCAATGAGTATATTTTTTGCCAAATAGTTTGATATGTTATAACTGCATTATCTTCTGTACTTATAGCCCAAGCTGTATCAATTTCATAATCATAAGGTAATGTAGCTCTACCGAGCAGCTGCCCAATGACTACCCCAACTATTTTGGAATATCCAACCATTTTCATTATAACCATATATAGTAACCATATGATAACCTTGGCATTCTCCATCTGGTAAATTTACAATATTTGTTTCTTTATCATATGCTAAATCATTATATACTGGAATTGATATTGGTACAGGTATATTATTATATATACATTTTTTAATTTCTTGTTCTGTGTATATTCTTGAATAGCCAGTAATTTTATATATATCTGCTAATGGTTTTAATTCTGTTAGATTTTTATCAACTAATTGTTTTATTTCTGGCATTTCTTTATTATGATTAAATTTATCTCTTGGCACATCTCCTAGTTTTAGTAATGTCTTTAAACCTTCTCTTGGATACATACCTTCATCTTGACTATATCCTAATGGTCTATACCCATATATAAGTCCAGTGGAAAATGATATATTATCTTCATCTTCTTTGTGAGCTGTTTCCATAAATGTAGCTAAACTATGTGCTACACAAGAATTTACAATGCCTTGGTCTTTAACACTAGGCATTTCTATATAATATTCATCTGGAAATACATCTGATTTAGTTGCACATACTACTGATTTATAGTCTCTTTTATCAGGTTTTTCTTTTTTGCATCCATAATACATAAGAACACCTCCTACTTAAGCATTTAGTAATCTTTCAATTTCTTTATAATGCTCTTTGAAACTTGTATCAATTTTTTCAATATCTACTTTTGATTTATCTTCATATTCAGCACATACAAAAGCAACAACACATTTATTTCTATCGTGTATTGCATAACCAAATTTAGCTTCAATTCCTCTATTTTTCATAAATTCATACATACCAATATCTTTTTCAAGCATATCATCTACATTTGTTATATAACACTTACCACTATTATTAAGTTCATTTACAAAGTAACCTAATACACTTCTAAATTGGTCTTTAAATTCTTGCATAAATGGTTTTACATTTACTTGAATTTGCTCATTAGTCATAGACATTTTTAAAAAGGCTTGTCTATTAATGCCTTTTCCACCATTATGATATTGAACTATATTTACTCTACTGGCATCTAATTCAATTAGCATTTCTTTTAAAATGGTGTCTAACTCTACATTAACATCTGTTAGTTTATTATTTTCATCAATAGATGGAACGTGATAATAAACTCCCTCAATTATTTTGTCAATCAGTTGTTGTGTTACTACTTGATTATTGCTTAGTACTTGAGTTTGAAATTCCCTAAACTCTTTATTGTTTTCTTGTACCATATCTGATAATTTAGCAACTTGGTTACTTAGATAATCCTTGTCCCCAACAATTACTTTGTCTTTATCATCAATTTTCTCTTTCTTCCAATCATCATCTTTACCTTTACGATCGAAAGAACGCCATACAAGAATAATGACTAATATTGCCAATAAACCAAGTATGCCAACTTCTGTATAAGACTGCAATACAGTCGCAAAGTTTTCCATACTAAACCTCCCTTTCAAATTTATTGGACAAACACTACTTACTTATTAATATTTTACTCAATTCCTAATATGTTTTTTGATATTGACAAACATCTATCATAAGCCTCTGAATTTGTAATATCCATAGGTAATACCATACCACCAGAAGTATATCCCTCTGGTATCTCTTGTTCCTCATCACTAGGTGTATATATTAAATTACCATTATTAGACATATTTCCTTGTGTAATACCCTCTGGACCTATGAAATTGCAAGTATTTAAAACTTTATCTGATTCAGTGTTTAATTTAGACCATTCATAATTAAACCATTCTTTATCTCCATAGTTTATACTTGTACTACTATATATAGGGTAGCTAGTTTCAAAGATTTTAATTACTTGTCCAGATACCATTTTTGTAGTACCTTCATTTGTAATATTTGTTATTTTTAATATTAAATTTCCTGTAATGAATTGATATACATCACTACCATTGGTCCCATTCTCCATTGGTATGTTACTATATAGTACTGCAAATGTATAGTCATCTATATTAATATCACTATCTATTGCATCTCCATAAGTTATAATATCTCCAATTTTATAGTCTGAAACCTTTTTAGGCTCTATACCAACCCCACTCATTACAAAATTACTACTTGTTTTTATATCTTGTATTTTTTCAACATATTCCCTAAAAGCATCATCATCTTCAATATCTTGACCTTTTTCTGTAATAGCATTTTTTATTAATTGTTTAGTTTCATCTAAGTAATTTAGTTTTGTTTGAACATCATTTATATCTGCCATAGGACATTACCTCCTATACCTCTTCACCATTTATATCTACTATTTTAGAATGTAATTCTACTACATCACCTTCAAGATTTGTAACTCTTTCTGCTA